CACGCCCGTCCATTCCCGGGGCGTATAGAGACGTAAGGTCGCGAAATCCGAGAGGAAACTGCCCGCCGTATACTTACTGTCTATATAAAGGAAGCGGTTATACGTCCACCACTTACGGTTCTCGATACGGGAGCCTTGGGCGGCGTACAGGTAAGACCCGTTGCCCTCCTCTATCAGCGGGTCGATATACTTGAAACGGCCGTCGGCGTTGTAGATCGCCTCGCACCATTTGTCCGATTGCTCGCCGTTCAACACGGACATGATCAAGTCGTACGAGAGCAATCCACGGGTACGGATATCCTTGTACATCGCCTCGATCTCGGAAGGGAAACATTTCTCAAGGTTGTTCCACAACACGCTACTCTCACCGTTCCAGACGTTTAGCGTACCTATCTTGTCGTGATACTCTATATTGTATCCGAAAGCGATCAACCCCTCGTTATTCAGGCCGAAACAGGTATCGTTGTCGTAAAAGATAAAGATCCATTTCCCCTCCTCGTGGAAATAGGTAAGGAACATGTTCTTCGCCCGCTGGTCCACCATACCGAACAACTCGGTGATAAGGTAGTAGGCGATCAAGTTATCAAGGTTGAAATGATTCCGAACCTCGTTCTTGAATTTATCCAAGTTGTCCTTGGTGGATACGACCCACGAGGTAACGGCCATGAGCTTCTCCGGCTTGCGGGTACCCGCCTCGTACTCGGCGTTGATAGCGTCATCGTCCGGATAGCGGGACTCGAAGTCGTTCGTCCAGTCCGTCCCGGAGAAATCGGCGGACTTGAAGAGGCAACGATCGGAGGTGTTGTTCGAGAATTCCCAGCTCTCATCACCATCAGAAAACCCAAAGGTCTCGGCGGTGGACTTGTCGTTGTTGAAATTATACTTACCCACGAACTCGAGCGTATCACTGGCCGTCTCACGGTGGAAGATGGCTATCGGGTAGCCGTCTACCGTTGTGCGGACTTCCTTGTTCGTTTTTTGGGGCGGGGTGGTAAGCCCCATCTCGATCAATAGGGAATTGATGACCTTGGCCATACCCGTGTTGTGCGTACCGGATGACTCGGCGAAATCTGCCTTGACACAAAAGGCGTTTACGGGAATGCTATTCGCCCGTAACGCGTATGTGGGCGATGTCCTTCCGCTCTCCGTGTAGGTGATATCTGCCTTGAACTTGAACTTCCAGTTTTTCCTCGGATAATATTGGGAGGAGGTACCTTGCACGTCATTCTGGACGTTCTCGCAAGAGAAAGATCGCCCGGGTTCTTGCAAGTCCGTAAAATAGACCTTGTTTGTTTTCTTATCGCCTTTATAAGTAGGCAACGGCCCCTCGAAGATCAAGCAAGGCAATCGCTCCAACACCTTTTGATAGGTGATATCCCCATAATCATTATATACTTGGTTCCGGTTGTAGATAGCCAGCGCCTTGTCGTAATCGTCCAGATCGCCTATGAAGTTATCGAGCATCTGGTATTGGTTCAAGTCGTTATCGTAGACACGGATGTTATACAGGTCGATCGTACAGCCCTCGCTACCGATCATGATATCCTGCGGAACCTTCTGCTGGAAATTATCCTCCGACGGATATTGCGCCGCCCCGGACATGATACCGTTGATGTAGATGTATATCAAACGGTTTAGCGTGCGTTTCTCAACCACGAAGGAGATGCGAACCCTCTCCTCCTCCTTGAACCGGGTGTCGATCGTGGTCTGCTCGGACGAGAACACCGCTTTCTGGGAAGATATCTGAAGGCCGATTCCCCCGTTCACGCACTCGATAGCGATAGCCTCGTAATCGGTCACGTCGCGGGTGGAGAACTCGAACTCGATGGTCTTACCCGTGGCCCGGAAGTCATCCTTGAATATCTTCAGCGGGATACGCACACGGGCGTCACCCGACACACGGAGGGAGGTGCTATCCCGTTCCGAGATCCAGCCGTTCGTCTTGAAGTTGAAGCCGGTCAGATCCGCGGATATATCCCCGTATTTCCACTCGTTACGGTTATTGTCGTTGTTGCTCCGGTTCTGAGAGGTCAGCCAGAGTTGCAGGTTCGCCTTCTCCGGCTCCACGATCACCTCGGCGGGGGATACGGTGAGCGTAAAGGTACGGGAGGCCGACCCGCTGGATATCTTCAGGGAGAGATCTCCCGACTGGGGAATACGGTAATTCCACTCGTGCAAGGTGCGGTCTACGCTCTGCGTGGATACCGTGGCGTTGTTCGCCGATAGCGTAACCTCCGATAGCGAGGAGTCCGGCGTATAGACCACGAAGGGGATCGTGAGCCGGTCGTATTGCCGCGCGGCGGTCTGGGCGAAAGAAGAGGCCACGATAGGCGTGTTATCCCCCTCCACGATACAGATAAGGTCGTTGGTAAGCGTGTTGCTCCGGATCAGCTCCTCGTTGATAAGGGCCGTCATGTAGACTTGGAGCAAGTGCGCCCCATGCGTCTGCCTAGGGATCACGTAGGTCAATTGCCGGTTCGAGGCGCTGGTCTCCACCGTTCCCAACTCCTTCCCGTCCAGTACAAAATGCACCGTCTTGTTGATAGCCCCCACGGGCGTATAGCGATACACGATCTCCCCGGAATAGACGAGCGCCGGGTCTATGGAGGAGGATATGGACATGGATATCACCTCAATCGTATAGGATAGGGAACGTGACGATCCCGTGCTATCCTTCACGGTTACCCTTACCGTGTTGGAGCCGGTGATCAAGTGTTCCGTCGGATCGAAATAATTATTGCCCTGCGAGATGGATACCATGCCCACCTTCTGGCTGTTCACGGTGTAAGTGGCCGTTCCCGGCCCGGTCTCGGAACCGTCATCCTGATAGACGCTCGTGAAATTGTATCCCACGGTGACGGCTGCCCCCTCTACCGTGGTGATGAGCGTATCGGTGACGCTCATGAGTTTCATGGTCACGCCGCCACCACCACCTCCACCTCCGATCTCGGAGAGGTTCTTCACCGTCCAGAGCGAGCTACCGGCCTCTTGCACCAGCACACGGGACTCGTCCGGATCTTGGTCTACGATATCATCCACGTTGGTAAGCTCGCCCAGCGAGCTAGCCCCGCCGCCGCCCCCGCTTCCGGAGCCTACCGGGATAGCGTCCGATACGACAATACCCCCGGAGGTAAGATACAGATTACCGTCTTTCGAGTAGCCGTTATCCACCTTCTTTTCCAGCAATTTCTTGATCGCCTCCAGCTCCTTGGCATAATCCCCGTCCAATTTACCGAGCAAGTCTTTCAGCCGGACCTTCACGTAAGAGACGTTAAGACCTTTCTCCTCCAAGGCCGGCAAAGAGTTTACGAAATCCATGCTCTCCGCTACACGGAGATCCTCTACGCTAAGGGAACCCGCCTCTATAGCGTTCTTTACGATCGGGGTTAAAGTCTCGACCAGTTCTTTAATTTCTTCGAGAGTATATGCCATGGGATCAAGATTGCTTATAGGGTTACCGTCTCGTTAAATATCCTGTCGAAAGCGTTTTGCACCTTCGTATACGCGCTTATCCATTCCTCTCCGGTAAGGCTGTCCGGGGATTCTTGGAAGAAAGAGAGCCTTTTGTTACGATCAGCGGACGCGTACCCGATACGGGTACCGGCATCGTATATGTAGGCATCTATATGCTGGAATGGCTCGCTTTCCTTACGGGATGCCTCTATCTTTACAAAGCCCGTGGAAGAAAGGGCTTCCGTCAAGGACTTATTGATTGTCGTTGTTTCCATTTTTCTTTGTTTTAGGGGTTAGTAACTCGTTCATGGCATTTTTCAAGGGGGCGATCAAGGAGGATCCCATGATAATCTCCTTGATGGACTCAGCCATAGGTCTCGGAACATCGATAGCTTCCTTGCTGTAGTATATCTTCTTTCCGAAATCAGAGACAGCGATATCCGCCGTACGTCCATAGACCAAGTTTCCTACCTCTTTTGTCAAGTCAATAACTACGGGATCGCCTTCTACCGTAGCGTTAATACTTACTTTACTGAAATCTACTTTCATAATTCTACTGTTTTTAAAAAAATCTATGATCCTAATAAAATATTTCCGTTATCATCGGTCACTCCGACGATTATGCCGCCCATAACACGAAGACGGATATTGTCTAAGTCGAAATCTGCGGGGTTGAAAGAAACTCCGGGATAATGATAGCGGTACATGTCAGAACTCTTATAAATAGAAAATCCGGAACAACGCATTTGGCCCGTAGCAAATACCGACCCACTGAAAAAGCCTGCGTACTTAGATCCATCCGGAGGAAAATTCGATCCCCATCCGTCTGTTGATCCATATATGGCTACGCCAAAAGTGTTGCATATACCAGATATACACGCATGGGTATCAGCGGAATTGCTCCAAGCCCCTACCATGGTTTTACAACTTGTTCCGGTATTGTATGTATATCCTCCCCCTACTGTCAGCCTAAAGGAGGTATTACCGAAATAGTCAGATCCAGTCCAGTTAAGACCATTATAACTATTCAAGGAGAACGCACCGATACTCAAGGTACTGCCTACGACAAGGTCTTTAACGTTTATCAAGTCCGCTTGAATATACCCTCCCGCTATAAGCGTCTGTCCGTTTATTATCACGCTCGCCAATTTGTTCGCTCCCACACTGGCGCTACCTGTAAGTTTCCCTGTTAATTCCGCTTGAAGGGCTTTGGCCAGGTCTTCTTTTGTGATAGACCCACTTTTCGTATAACCTAAAAGAGTGTTGTTTAAGGTAGTCAGATTGACCTTGTTCGATATTTCTTGACTTAATGCCCAAGACAGATCATCGGATGAGACACCATCTTTCCACGCCATCGATCCTAGATCTCCTGAGTTAACCTTGTTCTTGATCGTATTCTGGGTACTTAGGTCAAACATGGAAAATGTCACGAAACCGTTCAAATTGAGTCGGCTAGCGTTTATCTTGATCGTCTCCGCCGTCTGGTTGATGCTCGATATGATACTATCCTTAGATACCTTCAGATTAATATTGTCAGCGTTCACCTTGATAGCCGCCTCCATCTCGGTTTTCAGCCCGGATACGTCGGTCTTCTTGGCGTACAGCGTCAAGCTCTCATCCACACCGTCCAGCTTTAAGCCTAGGCTTGTCACTGTCTGGTTTATGCTGTCAGTCTTCGTCACGTACAAGGATAGGGTCTCGTCGATGTTATTCAGCTCGACACCCATGTCCGTCACCGTGCCGCTCAACGTGTCGATCTTCAGGGCGTACATGCCTATCTTCTCGTCCGTCTGCACGAACTTGGTGGACATTTCCAACCGCAAGTCCTCCACGGGATGCGTGGACATCTGGACGTTGTAGATATATATTTCCCCCGTGAAATTCAAGATGAAATCACCGGTTCCGTTCCATTTGCCGGAAAATTCCTCTTGAACGAAGGTATCCGTAATCGCCAACGGTTTGCTTACGTAAAGGCCCTGTCCGGAGAATCCGGATGTCAAGGAACCAGCGGTCTTTACCATGTACATGAACGATACGTAATAGCTAGGCCATACCTTCGTCCCGTCGGGCATCTCCAGTTGGCCGTCCGGTTTGTTCTTCAGGTAGGAGTTTAATTGCTTTACTCCCGAGTTCTTGATATAAAGGGCCTTGCGGCTGGATACCTCCACGATTCCTGTAACCTTATCCTTCTCAGCGTAGAAGGATTCGTTCACGGCCATGAAACGCTCCTTCACCGTGAATAGCGACACGTCGTTACCGAGTACCCATCCTACCGTATCAGCGGAGAAAGAGGCGTTCGTGAGGCAATTATCCTTCTCCGACAACTCGTAGCGCACGGAAGACATCTCGCTGGAAAGCCTGCCTTCCACGATCTCGAACTTGGTCTTCACGTTCTCGCCCGTATCGAGCATGAACTGCCCACGGGCGTAAAGATTCTCCACGTATATACCATCGCCCTCCAGCCTCCCGAAATAAGGCGTTACCAGACCGTTCATGTTTCCCACCCGTACCTTCACGCAGTTTTCCGGATCGGTCTTCATCCCACGGATCACGTCCATGTAGGGCGTGCCGAACTCATCCACCGTGGTGATCTTCATGATGCCGCTACGGGTGGAGTTATCCGGGTTGTCCACACGGCAAAGGGTATCCCTCTTGGCGATGTCCGACAGATTTCCCACGAAATTCGTGAAACGGAGCCAGTCCAGACGGTTCTCGCCGTCGGAGAGATCCCCTACGGCCACTTCCACCACCTTCAGCTCGTACGACTTGGTCATCTTGTAGTCGTTCTGCAAGGTAGGATCGCCTTGAAACTGCTGTACCATGAGGATATCACCTTCCCGGAACGGGTTGTACAACCTGCCCCCGTCGGTATCCAGGTAGATCCGGCCGGTCTCCGGGTCGTAATGATCCACCTCCATCATTCCGGCGAAGATGCGGTTGTCGTTCTCGCCAAGCAGTTGCGAGACCACGAACGTATATACTTTAAGCTCGTTACGTACCGAGATCGAATCGATCTCCAACTTGTATTTAGTCTCCTCCACACCGGCGGCGTTCGTCACCTTGTAAGGCGCTATCATGAATCCCGTCCCGTTCGGGAAACCGGAGGCGAATGTAGGAGAGGAAAGGGAACCGGCGAACATGGAGTCATGCTTCACCTTCAAGTCCTTTACCCATGCCGTGCCGTCGGCGAACAGGCGGAACCCGTTCTCATGGCCGAAGCCGCCCGCATAACGGTCTGAGTAGATGGAGGATTTCTCGCCGGATAGAATAATATCTTGCTCAAATGTAATATCAAAGCCCGCTACATCCGGTTTGTCCTTGCGTAAGAATGTCGTCAACGAGCGAAGGGCGGAGAACACGTTGCTGTCGCTGGCTGGCGTGGAATCATTCGTTCGTATGATATATACGCCGCTTCCACCACCACCGGTATAGGTCTGTCCTTTATAGGTAAGCGTGTCCACCTTATCCTCCAGCTCACCGATCCGGCTGTATTGTGTACTTTCTCCGATCGTATAGACAGGGGAATCGTAAGGTATATCCAAGTTCATTTCCCAGCCGATCACACGGCTGATCCGTCCATCAGACGGGAAGAAAGCGGGGTTTATCAACCGGATCCTCTGGCCCGTGTCATACGTCCTGTTTATCTGATCCTGATA